ATTCAAAAAGTGGCCAACGATACAGAAAATGGCGTGGATCAGCAGCGAGGCATATTGCATGGGATTTATGAACGCAACCCGCATTGTTTATGAAGCGCTCATTATGACCTTGCAGGAGCAGGCGGCAGAGCAGGGAGGGAAAGAATAAATGACGAGAGACCAGGCAAAGCAGGAAATTAAGAGCCGGTATGCGGACTATCTGCAGCCGGCGAAGAAGCACGGAACTTACATTTGCCCCTTGTGCAAGAACGGCACCGGCAGCACCGGGGACGGGATCACCGTTAAACCAGGCACAACGCATTTGAAGTGCTTCAAGTGCGGCTTTGGGGGCGATCTTATCGACCTTTACCAGCAGGAACACGGCGCAACCATGCCGGAGGCGTTTGCAGCCCTTTGTGAGAGCTTTAATATTGCCGTGGACGATCACACCGCCGCAACCGTTAAAACGCAGCCAGCACCCACCAGCGCCCCCGTAGCAGGGGGCGCGGAGGCGCAAGCGGATTATAAGGCGTATTTCATCGAGTGCGGGGAGAGACTTACAGACCGGGCAGCGCTTGAATATCTTTCTTTTCGGGGTATCAGCTTAGAAACGGCGGCGCAGTATGGCGTTGGCTTTGATCCTGCATGGAGAAGCCCGCAGGCCGTGAAGAATGGCAGAAACCCGCCGACAAGCCCCCGGCTGATTATTCCGACCAGCAACAGCAGCTATCTTGCGCGAGATACGCGCCGGGAGCTGACGGATCAAGAAAAACGCTTTGTAAAAATGAAAGAGGGCGCAGCGCAGCTCTTTAACCCTGCTGTGTTAACAAGAGCCGCGGAAAATGACCCCGTGTTTATCGTGGAGGGGGAAATTGACGCGCTTTCCATCATCGAGGCAGGCGGGGAGGCCGTGGCGATTGGAAGCACCAGCAACACGCACAAGCTACTTGAGTATATCGAAGAACACGGCACAAAGGCGACGCTATTACTATGTTTTGACAACGACAAAGACGAACGCACCGCAGCAACTACGCGCAAAAAGCAAGCGGAGCTTGCGGAGGGCTTACAGGTGCTTAATATAGCGC